GGGGGCCAGTTACATGATTTTACATTCAAGATGAAAATCACCTGTCAATTTATCGCCATCACCGCTTGTCAGTTGTCCACTTTGCGCGTTACCCGCCTCAACGTGTGTTTCTGATTTTTATTTCGTTGTCATGATGGCGTGAAAGGAGTGTATAAAAACCGATAAAAATATAAAGGTATATCATTATACTTTTTGATCGCCATCACAATTAATCGCTGAGGGCATCGGCGTAAAAATTGATAAAAAAGGCGCTAGGAGATTGGTTTTAAAGGGACAAATGCAGCGTCAGGAGTCAGTGTGAGGGGCAGTGGCAGGACAAAAGAAAAAGGCCCGCTATAAGCGAGCCTCTGGCACATCGGCTAGGGAATGTTACTTCACTTCGCCCATCGCTTTCAGTTTTTTCGACAAATCGCGGCGTTCTTTCGACAGGTCAGCGTTTTTGATGATGTAATCATCAACACGATCTTCATAGTCGCTGTGCATATTGGCGATAATCGCCTGCACTTCTTCGATGCTCATACCTGGCTTGATGTATTCGCTCAGGTTAGCCAGCAGCAGCACACGCTTTTGGTTGTCGCGGATTTTCTTTTCATTATCAACAATTTCACGCTGTAATTGGTTTTTACGGCGGAACATACGCACAAACTCCAATACGTTCTGGAAAGTTGGCTTGCTAACAGTTTCCATCTTTTTCCCTTATCTAAGTCTAATTGTGATGCGGTGGCGAACGCTTGCCATGGCTAACAAGATACAGGGTTGTGGCTGTAGGTGACAACTCCGATTCACGCTTTTCGTTGGGTAACAGCACTTTGCCCCAGGAAGTGGTATCCTTACCCCTAGATTTCACCCGCAAAACAAAAACAGCTATAGGCAAACTAACGCGATGTCAGACCAAGCCAGACAACCCTCTTTCTACGTTCATGACTATGAACAATAAATTATATTTATATGATTTTAATATGAAAAATAAATTAATTTTATTTTAATGTACTCAAATTTGTACTTAAAAATCATGTTAAACAGTACATCGCCTAGCTCCCGAAAGATGTTTGGCAACGTAGTTACAGTTTGTTCTTTAAATGATAGGAAAGAGAACAGCATCAACCTGATGCATGGATCAACACTCAGATAATCAACACTATATTCTATCATTTCTTCACGTAAATCTTCCCTAGGCGTATCGGTTCGGTTTATTATTAGTGATTAAAATCATAAAAAATTCGGCGATATTAGCTGATTTCTAACAACTAAAATAAAAGGGTGTCAATGTTAAATCTAATAATGCAATATAATGATGACGACTGGAATATAGAAGAAGGTATAGAAGGTGATGCTTCTATGCCTCTGAGTCGTTATTTAGAGTACACGAATGAAAACATCTCGCTCTTGTTTAGAGAGATCAATGACGCAGTTCTTAGTAACCTTACAATGATGCCATGCTTACTGATGACAGAATTTGAAAGTCAGATGTCAATGGACGACGGCCCCCAAATTTTTTCCAAAGTTAGAATAGCAAAACTTGAAAACGTTTCTGTAAAAAGAAATATTTTACACTATTCTTTCCGGATTATAAAAGATTTAGGAAAGGTGATAGTTGATTCACCTCGAGTGATAAATGGTAAGCTTTTCTTCCACAATTTTGAAACAGTAAGAACACACTGGGCAATAAAAAATATTACCATTTCCGAGGCATTAGAAGCTCTTCAAATAACTTTAGTAGTTCCCCCTCCACCAATAAGTCCTTTAGATGAAAAATCTAATGAGCCTGAAGATATAGAAAGTGTAAGATCTGTTGAAGAATTTCTCAGAAAAATTAATGACCTTGAGGTACAAGATGGAAGCGAAGTTTTTTATCGCGGTCACAGTAACTATCGATATAAACTTGAACCATCGCTTTTCCGTGAAGATAAAGCAGTACCACTTTATAAGCACAAAGAAAGAAATATGATAAACGAACTTTTGACAGCCCATCCGTCAGAATTTTATCAAGATCAATTTATGATTGATAAACTAGTTCGTATGCAGCATTATGGTCTTCCTACTCGCTTGCTGGACGTTACAGCCAATCCGCTTGTTGCACTTTATTTTTGCTGTGCTGATGTATTAGATAAAAATAATAACGCAGATGAAAACATCGGTGATGTGAAGGTGTTTTTTGTAAATACAGAAGATATAAAATTTTATAATTCTGATACTGTAAGTTGCATTACAAATTTGTCTCTTCTTGATACTGATGAAAAAAATAAAGCTATCATGAGTAATAAAAATGCTACGGAAGACGACGTTATTGGTGCCAAAGAGAAGAAAAAACTTCTTCATTTTATCCAATCAGAAAAACCTTATTTCGAAGATTCCATACATTTCCCTGATTTGAGCCGTATTGTATTTGTTAGGGGAAGAATAGCAAATCAGAGGATTTCTTCTCAGTCTGGCGCATTTTTACTGTTTGGGCACGATGCCGTCTTGCCGGACACAGGCCATAGCGGCCTCAATGTTGAGCGCATTTATGTCAGCAACAAAAAGGCTATTCTTCAAGAGTTAAGCAAACTAAACATCAAGGCCAGTACCATATATCCAGGCATAGAGGAATCAGCAAAAGAAATTGCAAGGCGTACGAAGGGCGAAGAGACAAACAACGCTCCCGCATAGATTTAGTCCCTTCCGTAGTGTTTAATATTTTGGTCATTAGTTTGGTAATGCTATATAAGTAAAATCGATTTAACAAAGACATAAATATACACTTGAAATGCACGTGCACTTTAAGGCCCCTGCTAAAAACAGGGGCTTTTCTATTTATAATAATGCTAATCAAGCGTAGATAGAATTTGCACATGCCGCTCAGTTGCAGCAATGAGCAAGCGCAGTGAAGAAATACCGCCATAGCATGTTGCATTGGCAGTCCATGACGCCGGGTCATTAAACATCGGGCCTATGTTTACTTGCACCTCAGTTGCGTTGATGTCTGCGAGCTTCCCCGACGCATGCGTTTTTGCTTCGGCAAGCAATCCATCCGCGTAGACCGACATTCTTCCTTTGAGTGGACTGATTAGCGCTGCAGAGCGCTTAAAGGTAGCGTAGGGGGTTTTGTTAATATTAAGTGTGCTTCCTGATGAAACCGGGTTGGTGGCTGTGCTTGTATATGACCAAGCCAGTCTGGTGTTAAAACCGTCCATCGCTTGCCAAGTTAGTAGACCATTCACGCCAGAACTATGTAGAGCAGCGCCCATCCCTATCGAATCGTTAGGATACGGAAGCCAGTCAGTGCCGCGAACTGAGAGAGCAAAATCAGCACCAGCAGCCCGCTGAGCAAAGATTTTTTTCTCAGAACGCAGAATGCTGCCGCCCTTATCCACGCGCACGAGAAAGATTGGCTGCTCGCGGGTCGTATCGAATACGATAGGCCGCGCGGTTGCGCCAACGGCTTCTGGTATAAAATCGGGACTGCCAGCCAAACCATATGCTTTTAATACCGCGCCATTACTGTCTGTCTTCACGCCAAAAGATGCGCCTATCCATGCGCCAACGTTCCCCCACATACCGCTGTTGATCATCGTGGTAATTTCTTCGAGCAAACGAGACTCATTGATAATCCGTCCACCGTCAGCAATTACACGTGCTTTATACGCATTAAACTGTACAGCGGGTTCAAGATAAGAGCTGGATAAGTCTATGGCTTTCCTTACACCAGAGTATGGCTTGCTCGTTTTAATAACTGCTGCTGTCATATTGAAAAACTCCCATTTAAAGGTAATTTGCCAACCAGCACAGCCCAGTTAGTTAGTGGCACTGTTGGCATTGCATGACTCATTCTTGTCGATGAATCGGATATATTAACCAGCGGGTATTTCCAATCAGGAATGAACCCGCCCTGACCATCACCAACTCGAAATCCTTGATTTGAATTGAATCCTATCTGAATAAAATCGTTACCAGCTGGCACCTTGTCGAAAGTAGTGCGGAATGTAAAATCATCGACTTGCTCGAAAGACACCGGGTTGGCAGAGCTGTTGAGTAGTGATACGCCCCCGCCCGGGGCAACACCCAGGGCATTATTGATACGTAACGCGCCACCAAATGGCGAATGCCATTTGTGTGTTAAAACACGATCATTCCATGACCACTGAATTGGCATAACTGGCACCCAGCGTTTGCCTGGGTTTGGGTTGCCGACCCCCTCACGGGTATACGCACGCGCCTGAGCCAAGTATTCACCGAGCAACGCATACCCATTTGAGAGTAAGTGCGTGAAATCCAATCGGTAAGTGTCAGTGCGATTGAGGGGCCACTGCGGGCAAGGCATAATGACGCCATTGTCATTAACCATCAGGTCGAACTGGTCTTGCGCAATCATATCTCCGTAAGCCATCCCTTTTGACGGGTGCGCCTCTCTCACGCGAGAGCCCAACTGGGAAGCTGAGAACAGAGGCGCCAATGATTGTGCGCTGAATGCGTTAATATCAGCGAGCTTGTCGGCCTTGTATCTAATGAGATCTGCCAGGTACTGACCAAAATCGGTCACAACGTGGCTATCATCACCACCATGGATAAGCTCGACAACATCAATACTGCCAGGCAGCCCCAGCTTATTTACTCTGTCAAGAAAGGCTTGCATTGACACTACCCCATCCGCGTAAACCTGCGTACCCTTCTTGATGCCGCTCATTGGTGTGCCACCACGAGCGTTCACACGTCCCACGATTAGCGGTATGTCAGATGGGGTTTTGGCTGCAGCTTTGAGCAGATAGGCCGTTTTTCGTATCGCACCATCCATTGGGGCTTCCTGCCAGATACGCGCTCGGGCAGGCGTCAATCCTGACAGTCCTGCGTTAGTCGTGGGTGATGCAGTGCCTCCTCCATTCACCCCTTGGCCTTGCCCCGAAAAAATTGCGCAGATATCAGCAACTGATTCGTCGTATGTCGATAGCGCCTTGATATCGCCACCGCCACCCAGCGCCAGGGACTGGCCGTTGTGATCAAAGTAAATAGCGCGCACAGATGCAAGAGAGATGGGGTGCTGATATAGCGGGTCGGCGAAAGCTATGTTCGACTCTGGGTTTTCATGCTCGGTAATACGCCCCGCCTTGACGGAGCCTGTTTTATCAAGATAGGTTACAGCATAGCCGCCAGTGCCAAGACCATTTAGTGTCGCAACGGAAAAATGAGGAAGAATTTTCCCCCCAGCACTGCTGTATATGCCGGGAATACCGTTAACGACGCTGATTTTTACCCTATCGCTAACAAGATAATCTTGCAGTGGTTTGGTTAGCCCAGGTAGCCATAAGCCGCCGTCATCATCGATTGCAAGCAGGCCTTTTGATAGGTCTTCTGAGAAAATGATAAATTGATACCCAGAGATCCGATTTGAAAACTTTGATGAAACAAGGTTTGCCAGATAGTCCTGTAACTCACCTTCTACGTCCGCAACCTCAACGCCACCGTTATCATTAACCCCAAATAATCCCAGCTTTCCAGTTACATCAGTTACCATGAACGAATAACCTAGTAATGTATTTTGCAGGCTTTCCGGGAGCATTGTAGTTAAGTAATCAAGAGAGAGTTTAAGCTTGCTTACTGAGTCAGTGGCTCCCTTAATGGCCGTAGCGCCCGCAAGCTCAGCCACTTTTACTGCTGATCCATTTTCATTTACATAGTAAATAAAAGCAGTTATTCCGCCGTCGTTTGCTGGCGTTCGGAAGTATTGTCTATTGGTCGTTCCAGATAACCCGGCAGCTTCATCAATAAACGTAAAAGAAGCAGTATCTAAAGATGTGACAATATTAGAAATGTCCTTTTCTATCCCCGCTAATGTTTTCCGTTGTGAGCCAATCCTATCTGCCCAAGAATCACTGCGCCCATTAACGAACTCATCAATATTCTGACTGTTAACAAATAATACTTCTGGCGCAGCAGATCCGATCGGAAATGAGCTTGTGTCTTTAGCCATCTAAAGCCTCATAATAAAAAACCCGCCGAAGCGGGTGCGAGTTTAAATTTATTAATCAGATAATGCCGGGATAAGCGTCATCATCATGCTGATATAACAGAGGTGTGTATTGCAGCGCATTCACCTGGCAGGTTCCATCTGTTCCCGGCTCGATTGATTCCATTATTGCGCTATAACCCACCCGAGTTGATGAACAGAAAATGACCCTGGGCAGCTCAACTGCGGGATCATTAGTTACCCATTCCCCAAGTCGAATATCGGTTGTGTTTGCCACTGACAATGTGTAATCGTCAATGCGGTTGACCACCAGCAGCGGTGACGCTGAACCATCTTGAAATCTGATAATGCAGCGGGGATTCTCAAACGACCAATCCAACGGTTCGCTGACATGCAATACCACTTTGTTAGTATCACTCTGCACATCAACGACCAGGCAACTAATTGTTTTGCTACCTGGGATATCATCAGTGAGGATAATGCGGTCACCATAGTCGTAGCAAAGTGCATCCATTTCTGTGCTCGTCGTGTGCGTCAAGCGCTGGTGACAATATTTCATTAACCGGCGCATGCCTATTCGATAAGCGCGATCGGGATCTGTCACCCCATCAAGCGTGTAGTTTTCCACTTTTACGGTGTCTGGCTTATCCGTTAAACGACACTTAATGGTCTCTTCTGCCCATGTTGTGGAATTAATGTAGGTCACATCCACACCATCATAATCATCCTTTGATAGCGCTTTGAAACTGGTTTGTAGCTCTTCCGTTTGCTCATGAGGACTAATGACACCTGACCAGTTCTTTATCCCTTCCCTGCCCGCTGACGCCAGGCCATCGCTCAATAAAAAATACCCCATGCCTGCATTGGTCACCTTTTGCAGAACATCGAGCCCAGACGTGTTATCACTTTCTGCCGACCAGTCGAAAAGCTCCCCTCGGGGCGTCCAGTGGCGATTCTCAAGGGCATTGATTGCCGCATAATCAATTTGGCCGTCCGTATACCCCAAATCTTTCAGTACGTGGTAGATAGCACCGCTGATACTGCGCGATGTGTGGCCATCATAAAGCCGGGTGCCAATCAGATTAACGCGCCTATCGGATTGTGCCGCCAAGCGATTGCCGGTGCGAATAGTTAACCCGATGGTGGTCGTCCCGCTATAACTGGTTTTCCGATCTGCTAACTTGGCTCGCATCGATTGCCATTGGACAGCATCACGCGTCGTCCCGCCCCACACCGGTGTATCGCGTTTAACACGTATTTCGTAACTTGCATTTGCTGGGAAGATTATCGACTCTGTATAACCAATCTCATTTACTGTGCGATTACCGTGCTTGATAATGACGCTTTGCCAGGCACTGGCACCTACTTCACGATACTGAACACTAAGTTGAACATCGTGCCAGTGCCATTTGCCGTCTTTGCTGCCAATATCAACGAGTCCTTGCGGATAAACAAAGTTCAGCTCCACATGATCAGTCTTTTCGTTAACGGGACAGCACAGGAAAGGCCCAGCCCAGCTTGACTGGTCGTTTAGTCCAGTGATTGTGGCATCCAGCAGTACGCGCGGCGTGAACCCAGGCCAGCTCTTGTCAGCTACCGTGCTGCCAGCCCGCACAAGCAGTCTCTCAACATCGATAGTGACACCGTCTATCGCGGTAATTCGGTATTGCTTCCCCCTTGCTGATAATGCTACTCGTTGAGGCCCAGTAGGCAACCCAGAGAACCCGACGCCGTTGTCATAAGACAGCGTGATATTGGGCAGCACGGCGGGACTGCCGCCGGTTGAGGCAACACCTGCAATGGTCATCGGGCTATCACCGAATAGCACAACGGGTAAATTGCTATAGCCGATGCTATTGCCGCTGTAAGGGCTTTCAATCTCACCAATGGATAGCAGCACATTATTGGCTGACGCCTTTAACCCTGAACCTGTGAGCTGTTCCGATATTTCGTCTGCAAGGCCAGTGATTGTCACGTAATTGGCTGTCAGTGATATCACATAGCTCGCGCCGGCCCACGTTAGGGTAAATGCCGATGGTGAGCCGCTAAAGTCATACGTTTGAGGTGCGGCATTCGCTGTGATTGACGCTGCATTCCCGCCCACTCCCGGCACTGCTGGCGAGCCTGCGTGATAAGACGCGATTAGCAGATCGTAATCTGAATTGCTCCATGAGAGCGTTACTGGCATTCCAATAGCAGGCACTAGCTCGGTCATATCGCCATACACAACAGTTACACCAGCTTCACTGGCCACAGTGAATGTTGAGGGTGCTGTAATGGTCAAAACCGTCCCCTCTTTCCACGATTCTGGCATGGCCGTTTCTTGCGAGCTGCTGATAACGCTTAGGCTTGAACCCGACAAGCTAATCGCATCCGCTGAGAGCCCCGTTTGTGCTGGCCCTGTGGAGGCCAAGTCTAATCCCGCAGTGCCGGAGGTGGTGCCCCCGACCTCGGTTGAGTTAAACCAGTTTTCTGAGCGGCGGTCAGCGCCAACATCGGCACCGGGGGGATATATTCTGTAACTCACATCCTCACCAAAGCTACTGATGGGCGTGTTACCAATTTTTATCGATGATTGATTGATAGCGAAACTGCCATAACCCACACACAGGAACATCTCCGTTCTGTAAATCTGTGGGTTTTCTCGGTCAAATCGACTCACTGGCTGAACGAGATAATCCGGGAAAATACGCACTCGCCCCAATACCTCACGGATCGGGTCGCCAAGCTTTGCCGTATTGGCCTTTGCGGGTGATAGCTCCATGGAGTCACCGCCACTGGCTGAGCCTACCCCTTTGTTCATCTGCGACATCATCACTAACGTGTATGCAGCGGACGCAACCGCGACGGCCACAGCAGCCCAAGCCGCTATCTCCAATCCGGTGCCGTAGGGAACGGGGTAAATCCGAACATCGCTTTTTGAATCGATGTGACACAATGCCCACTCAGATGATGGAACGGCTTTACCGTTGACCTCTACTGCTACGGGATGGCGAATATCTTGCTCATACCCCATCACATTATCGACAAGCCATTGGTGGATCGTGGTGGCCTTATGCTCGTGCGTTTCCAGCGGCTCACCGGGCAACCTTGAGGGATAAATACGGATAGTCACTGATAATACTCCACTTTCACAAATCGACGCTCAAACCTAGCGAGAGGAAGAAAAGTCACGTTTGCGTTAGGGTTGCACTCAGCAGCGTAAAGAACGCCGTCAAGGCTGATCACAACCGCCACATGGGTAACCAGACTTCCCGAATAACAGGCTATCCCAGCGCCCTCACAGGGGTCACAGCGATTGAGCTCTTGCATAAAGGTTTGCGCGGAGACATTAAGCCCATCGTTATCCTTGGTTATTCCCGCAAAATCAGGCCACGCCGCTAAGCCAATATCACGACGGATCTCATTAACGATGCCGAAACAGTCAAGTTCAGGGTAAACGCGACCGCCCTTCAGCCAGATGACTGAAAGGTATTTGTCAGGGTTAAACATAGAATGTCCTTGCTAGAGGTAGCGCAATCCAGGGTGATCCACTAACGTGAACCGTCGACGTGGCCACGCAGTATCAAGCAGGTTCATATAAGCGGCGGTAAGCTGAACTTCTGTCGACGTCCAGTATCCCGATTTTATTGTCAGTGTGAACGGAGGCGATGCCGGTGCAGATAAATCCGTAGAAACATAATGCCGATACGTCAATGTGCCTATTTCCTGATTCCCCAACGCATTGCGGATCGTATTTGAAACGGTACCGTCGATATTGCAGATAGCAAACTTTAAATCTTGCGTGCCATCTGCGTTTTTAGCCGGTAAGGACAAATCAATACCGCATGCCGTAAACGTTGCCTGAGCGCCATTTTCCAGTGTTGCGGTAATATCATCCCACCCCCGCGTTAACCAGTAGGTTGTTTCTCCCACAGCAAGCTGGAGTGTTTCGATAATCACTTCCGAACCCGACGAGGCATACAGTCGATTTAAAATGGTCATGCTTCTGGCCACTCCCGGTTAATCGCAATATCAATGATGCTTTGCCCTGATAGCAACTCTGGGTAATTGCCCCACCCAGGTGGTGGCAACGGCCGCTCCCAAAATTCCAGTGTGGCGGTGTATTGCCAATACTTGCCCCCGCTGAGCACTGGCCCCTCATAGATATCAATAAATCGACAGACATAAGGTTTTATACCCACCGGCGTTCTTAGCGTCATATTGAACCAGGCAGCTCCGTCGCTAATCGCATCCCGATACCAAGCCTCAAATGTCTGCCCCTGCACATCGTTCATCAACCACGAGACAGGGGCTTGTGTGGGCGTAGAGATATAACGGCGTCGCTGGCGAGCCCTTCCGGTGACCATTGAGGTTCTAAGTAAAGGACTGACAGGCTTTAACCCGAATCCATCCTGTAGCGGCAAGGGCAGATATTTATGCGGGTAATCAATATTTGACGTGATGGCCATCAACCAGCCCTCCTTTTAGTCTGCCATCCGGCTCCCAGTGCCTTGGACACATCACCCTTACCCGTCGCAACATCGGAAGATATCTGGCCATAAAGCCGTTTATTGCCTCGCGCCACTGACTCTTCGATGGCCCTTAACGTGCTTTTATCGGGGTCGCCGTTTATCGTGAAATGATTCACTGGCGCATAAGATGTCGCTCCACCTGTGTTAGCGTCACGGCTTACGCGATCCAATGTGGCATCAAGCTTTGCACTGGTATTTGCGGTGGTAACTCGCTCACCTTGCTGCAACAGCCAGGTACCAGTTTCCGGCACAGCATCAATACCGTCGTGAGCCATGCCGGAAAGCCCAACTGCAGAAATAGCAGCTACCATTGGCGCTGTCGCAGTGGCGGCGAGCGCTGCAGCACCTGGAGCAAGGCCGGGACCGATAATAGGGATGGCGGCTGTTGAGGCATACGCCGCTAGCTGAGCTTGTAATGATGTAGCTTGCGCATTTGCAATCATCGGGGAGAGTGATTCGGCTTCGGTCGTTTTATTTATCAACAGTTGAACACCTTTGTAGATAAGCCATTGAGCAGCCATATCCACCAGCGCCTTGATCACCGCCTCCCCTAAATCGGCGAAAATACCTTTAAAGGCATCGCCCATAGACTCAGCCCCTGTAATGACATCATAAAGATGGGTTGAGACAGAGTCGGTCGCGGCTTCCAACACAGACATCATAGCGTCTGCTGCTAATTGATAAACATTACTGGCACGTTCAGCAAAGTCAGCCAAGGCATCGGAAATCCCGCCAGACCAATCATCCCGCTGCTCATCGGACTCTTTGTAATAGTCCTTTTGTATTTCAATTCTTTCGTTCAGGGCGTCCTGCAAAGCCTGCGTTTCTTTGTCATAGAGAGATTTTGTAATATCACCGGATTGATATTGCTTTTGCAGTTCTTGTTGCTGGCTGATAAAAATCCGCTGAATGCTTAGTAGCTCCTTCATTCTGCTACGAGTTTTTTCCCCCATCCCAGCACCAACAAAATCGGCATCTAATGACTGGCGATCAATGTCATTCGATGATTTTAAATTCGCGGTGAATGACAATACTTTTAGATTTTCTTCATTAAGCTTTTTTAGCGCTTGCAGTTTATCCAACTCATCAGCAAGCTGAGTGAGTCGCTTTTTCTGCTCTGCATTAATTCCAACTAGCTTCCCGGTCGCAATGTCAAACCGCAGTTTTTCAGCCTCACTAACTTCTGCTGTTTTTTTTCCCGTAGTTTCTATCAAGGCAATCTGGCGCATATAGCTTAGCTCTATAGCTTTGTATGCTGACTCTAATTTCTTTGCCCCTGCATCCGGCTTTACAGGATTTAGCTTGCCGTTTGTTTCACCCTTACCCAGGGAAAACTCAGAACCAATACCCACAGTGGCATTTCCGGTGGGAAGCTTATTGTCACTCATTTTTGGGTTGCGTAATTTACCCTGCAAAACCAGAAGGTGATTGAGTTCTTTATTGAGCTCGCTTACCGAATCACCAAAAATAGTTCTATCGCTACCAAAGAAAGTTATTTTATTTGATAAAGTGTCTTGTAAATGCTTTATCCTTCCATCAATTTGATCGATATTTCCCGCATCAACATTGCCGCCCAATATGGACACTCTATTATTTTGAAGTTTTAATAGCTCCCCTACTGACGCGCCAATGCTGATAAACCACCCTGCCAACTGAGCAGCGTTGCTTACAAGATTAACTAACCCCTGCTGAATACTCGGATCTGTTAATACTTTCTTTAAATCATCTAAAGCACCTTGTAATGGCGATAAATCTACTTTTGCCAGACCGGAGGCTATTTCGATTTTAAGCCCTTTGGCACTGGCTTCTAAATCCTCAAAGAAACTATTAACTTTAACTAAATTATCAATATCCTCTTGGGGAGGGGCTACGCCAAAATCCTTACTAAGCTGAATAAACTGCTTTAGCTTCTCATTATTATTATCGAAAAGTGGCAACATTTTAGAAAGATCATTGCCAATGCTTTCGAGTATATTAATCTTTGCTGAATTAGTGCCGATTTTTCCCAGTGCATCACCAATGGCCAACATTTGCTTGTCGGGTGATACTTTAGATAACTTTTCAGCAGATAGGCCTAGTGCGTTTAATGCGTCAACGGCTGGGCCTGATTTATTTAATATGGCATCACCGATTTTATCTCCAAGGTCTTTGAAGATATCGGCCATATTATCACCTGACAACCCTGCCTTGCTTGCAGCAAACTGCCAAGCCATAAGCTCCTGGGTGGACAGGCCGAGGGACTTAGCCCAGCGGTCTGTTGATGCAACTTGCTCTGCGGTTGATTTGAGCAACTGATAACCCGCAACACCAATGGCAGTGGCTGCTGCGGTGGCGGCGGTGGCGACCCCCACCAATGCTTTGCTGGCATCCGCAGCATTTTTTTGAACCTGTTTACGCCATTTTTCAGATGCTCGCTCAGCTTTGTCCATGCCCGAAACAAACCCGCCCGTTTTGGCGATCAGATCGATGGTTAATGTCCCAAGTGATTTGCTAGCCATGTATTCTCCGGGTATAAAAAACCCGCCAAAAGCGGGTTGTAATAATTAAAATTTGTTGTTTCTTTTAGGATTTATTATCGAGCATTCGGAGCTGTTTATATCGGTACTGCCAGTCATTTCACTGAATGTTTTTCTTTTAAGAACTAGGCTCCCCCTGTCAACCGAGTATGTTTGTTTAAGACGTGGGGAATCCTTTCTCCAGGTTACTTCCGTTGGCCCAAATGCTGCATTAGACGTAAAGTTAAGACCGCTACCAGAGGATGGTGATTGGAGTGATGCCGTGGCATTACTTGGGTCAAGTACAACAATTAGATCTGACGCTCTATCATCTAATTTAGGACAGGACAAATAAGTTACTTTACTGTTTGCAGAAGCCGTAGAACTGATCGCAATAGTGCATAAAAAAAACAAGATTTTTTTCATTATTAAACTCCTTCATGTAAGAAGATTAACAATATATCAATACATTACATTACGCCCACTCTTTCATAGCTTCATCTAAACTGATTGGCCCCTCTTTAACATTAATATGCGGTGCAAAATCAGCAATACTGAAAGGCTGGGTATTCTTCCCTCTGTTGACGTTAGCAATTGTGCTGGCCACCAGTGCGGCACCCCACTCCGTTCTCATCATGGGGTTTAAGCCACCGTATTTGCTACGGAACATCATCCACTGCCGGAATTCAGGAAGAGATAGGCGCTCTTTAGCTTCTGCGATTGTCCGGCCACCGATGCCGTTCAGGACTAACTCACACCAGGCTTCGTCTTCGGCACTGATGGCTCCGTCTTTCCCAGGTTATTAACTTCCTGTATTGCGACCAATAATGCCACCGTCAGAGCGCCATCGAGAGCGCCACGCTCAGGCACTGCTTCGCCGGTAATATCTGCCGGGGTAAATACCGGCTTGCCATTTTCATCGCAAATAGAAGCGGCGATGCGCCCAGCAACGCCGTCAACTTTACCACCATAGGCCATGATATCCGAGGTCGCTGCGTGGTATCCCATCGGACGCACAAACACTGTGGCGGTAAATTCTTTATCACCTTGCTTCCAAGTGATTTCTTTCTCGATAGGACGGCCAGTAAATGCGCCGGATGCGTTCAATGATTCCAGAGTTAATTTCATTTTTTTACCATAAAAAAGGTTGTTGAAACGGGACGTGATCGCCCCGATCTTTATTAGTTAATCTTACTGGCTAGCAGGTACTACCTTAGGCACCCACACGGATGGGCCAGAGCGTTGAATCGTTGCCGACGTGCTCACAACAGTATTCGCCTGGAAGTCAAAGGGGAAGTCGCTCACATAGCCCTGAAAAACAAACCATGTGCGACCGTCTGGCAATGTCAGGCCATCAACGGCATTTGTAGCACTGGCAGCAGCTGGCGTGGGTAAGGATTCGCCGTCAGCCCAACCCACGGCAAACGTAAGCAGTGATTCGTCGTCTGACTCAGCCAGAACATGCAACATCCGGTGACTGACGTTCTTCGGATCAGCATTCAATGTGACAGTTGCTGACCCCGGTGTACGCAAGCCTCTTTTATACGTGCGGCTGTTACGCTCGCTCAAACAAGTATCTTCAATCTGATCTGCGGGATTACCACCTGGGTTAAATGAGGTAATGCATTCAACCTCGCTGACAACACCGCCATTAAGAACAAAGAACTGCGTGCCTTGTGTCAATACAGACATAGTGATCTCCGGTCATAAAAAAACCGGCTCAAGGCCGGTGTGTTAATAAAGAAATGGGGGTTAACGTAGCACTATCCATTCGACATCGAATGAGTAGCGGTAGCGTTTAGTGGTAGCATCACGGCTTTGAGTACCCCAGCGCGTGATATAAGCATGTGGCTCTATGGCATCTCTTAGCGCCTCAGCGACACCCGTGGCGCTTGTGATGCTGTCGGCATAGATATCCAGTTGCAACGTATAGCTGTCCGCATCCGGTCGCCTATCCAGATAATTCTCAGGGGAACCACTAATGTTCTGCCAGACAGCATACGGGTACACCACATCATCATCTTGCAATCCAAAGGGATAAAGGCGCACAGGATTCACACCAATAAGGGCCGTTACCGCCTGACTGGCCGCGCAAACTTTAAAAATGGGTGCGTTCATTTGTTAAGCCCTTTCTTGGCTGCACGGGTGATAGCTCTATCGATGGCCTTGCCATATTCATCAATAAATACGGCGGTAGCCTCAGTCACTGCACTGTCTGCGGCGGGACGCATAAACGGCTGAGCCCGCATTTTTTCCGTGCCAAACTCAAGCAAGCGCCAGTGCGGTGTTGGAGCATTTTTCGCTTTTTNGGGGTGTTTTCTTAATACGGCACCGTGCAATACGCCCACCCTAAAACCCAGGTTACCGGTGCGTTTAAATAAACGATTATCCCAACGAATGGCAATATTATCCGCAATGCTTCGGCCTGTTTCTGGGTCATCTATGCGCCTGGCATTCGCAATCGCTTTATTCGCGATAACATTAGCCGCCTTTCTCAAGGCAGCTCGCCCCCCCTTGCGCTTCAGGTCAATACTGATTGCGTCCAGTTTTCCCAAAAGCTCATCAATCCCAGTCAGAGTAAACTCGACGCCATCAGCCATCGCTCACCCCCTCAGAGCAAGCCAGTGTCAGGTACTCACGACCGCTGACAGGATCAGGAAGTACCCCCTCAATATTGAAGGTCTGGCCACGAAATTGAATACGGTGTTTGCTTGTAACCCCAGCGCGATAACGAATAGTGATCCGCGTAGTTACCGCGTTTTGCATAGCTTGTGCAGCCACGAACTCTCGTGCGGATAATGGAGCCACCTCGGCCCATAACGTACCGACTGCTATCCAGCTGTTTTCCACTTCGCCAGTATCGGGGTTTTGTACCTTTCCTGGCTTTTGCAAAAGGATACGGTGGCGTAATTTACCTGCCTGCATAACTACCCCCGAGGCTTGCCGCTCAAGTACGTTTCAGGAGGGGTAAGGTCTGCTTCCAGGGGCAGTTCGGCAAGAGAGTCAGCCAGAATGGCCACCAGCGATTCGTTAGATTCAGCCAGCCGGTTTATCGCTGCTGTCTGAGCCTGTTTTGCCATCGTCTCCGCTTGCAGGGCTGCTATCAGTTCGCTTACCTGTTGCTCTTTCATGGGCTAACCTCATCAAATTTTTAAACCACTCTCGGCGGCGTTCGCAGCCTGAACAGGCCATTTATCACCTCACGTGCCAGGAATTAAGCGGTAATCAGCCAGTAGACTAAAGAAACCCAGTGGAACTTCAGTCAGTGAATTAACGGTTGTTGCTTCTCGATTTGCATACCAATGAGCAACGGCCAGCATAATTGCCAGTTTTACGCTGGAATTAATAACCAATCCGTTGGTCACACCTGGAGGAATTGCATCTTCAAATAGCTGTCTATTAAGGTATTTTTCAGCTTTTTCAAGAGCCGCCTCACCATAAACGGTAATAAGTGAGTCTTCAGAATCATCATCAGGATCAATGCGGCATTGCCCTTTTAATTCATCGATTGAAGGGATCATTTCAAACTCCAGTTTTACTTTTTACCTTTTTTTGCCTCAGCGAATAGCTCTGGCTCTGGCTCTGGCTCTGGCTCTGGCTCTG